TCAGTTTGGTGTTTGAATCTTAAGTTTGGTGTTTGGCTCTTCAGTTTGGTGTTTGGATCTTCAGTTTGGTGTTTGGCTCTTCAGTTTGGTGTTTGGATCTTCAGTTTGGTGTTTGGCTCTTCAGTTTGGTGTTTGGATCTTCAGTTTGGTGTTTGGCTCCACCTTTTCAAAGGTGGACGGGGAAACGCGGCACATTGTCGCCAAGGTCATTCGGTTTAAGCCCATATATTGGTAACGTAGTTGAGATCGGAACTTGCCAAAATGATACCCAATCTGGTTTACCCTCTAATGGCTCAATTACACCCATCTTGCTATCAGGCGCCAAAGCCAACACAAAGTATTTTGCTAAAATAAAATTACTTTTAAATATTTGATCACTGCTCATTCTCGCAAACCACTCATATCTTGTCCGTTTTAATATATTTTCAGCAGGTATCCAGATGCCATACATTTGCGCATAGAAATGAATATATTCTTCACTTAACAAATTATCCACCAATACTGGTTCATCCTCCAACGTTTTTGTCCCCACATCTGTACCAGGAATGAGGCGAATTTGCCTCTGATTGATCTTCTTATTCGCCCATTTATCAAAATTTCCAAGGAATTCTGCCTGTGCCGTAAAATCACTCGATATTAGGCGCTGCATGTATTCTATATATGCGTTCATTTGTATATTATTTTTCTTAGCACCCATAAAATTAGAATCAGGATAAAACCGATTGGTAGTTGCGCTTACATTAGAACTAACATTTTCACAAACAAACATGGTATCGTCACGAGTACCTTTTGTATACAAGTCCATCAAATCCTTGAAGCAAAGGAATGAGATTGGCACTGAAACGCCACCATAATTATAAATCAAATTTGCGATAGCTAATTGCCGCATATACGACAATATCGGATCTGAAACTTTACTAAAATCTATCGTCCAACCCGGTATCAATTTAGCAAATGAATTATCATCTATTATACAAATAGTGAACGATTCGTCACAATTCTGAATAATACTTCGGACACATAAGTTAAGATAAGGCTGATTTAAGTTGTACGAACTACGTGATCCAAAACTGAGCCAATCACGCGAGTTGTATTCATATGGTGTATGTATCCACATAATTGGCTTTTTACTCTTGGCTAAAGATGATTCTGTTAGTAAATAATTTTTAATTTCAGTATAACTATCATATTTCATGTTTTTAGCCTTTTTTTCTAGATACTTCTGATAAAGTATTCCAATTGTTATAAGAATAATAAATGAAATTAAATATCCTGTTGTTAACATATTATATATTATATATATTTTATATATATTTTATTTGGATGATAAAATCATTGTTTTGTATGCGCTATATCCATTCTTCGCAATATATTCCATATTTCGCATCATACATCCATAAGATGCGCCTGAATGACCACTATTTACTGGATCCTTAAATAGTTCATCCTTTAATCTTTCTAATTCTGGCACACCTTCAGAAAACATAAACCCTCTACCTTCTTGAGGTTCAAAATTGCGCATCCAGTTCCACAATTCACATCTGGATATAGTTTGATGGGCGCTTTTTAAAAAATCACGACTATACTCATCCGAAAAATCAAATTCACCATCTCCAAAATATTCAGAGTCTTTATTTTTATTATTTTGTTCCTTATTATCCTTGATTTCATCTTTAATTAAAGGATTTTGATTGATATTTAAACTCATTGTATTTATATTTTATTATACATGTATTATGGTCTTAGCTTTATATTATTTATTTATATGTTATTACTTATAGCAACTGTTTAATCTCGCTCCAAAATGATTTTTGGGTTTCCTTTGACTTCTCCAATTGTTTCGCATATTTGTATGCCATAGCAGCCGACTCCTCATCCAAACTGTTTTTATTTTGAAGCAATATGCGCTCAGATTCGGTCTTTGATAGCGGAGTTACATCTACCCTATCTCTATTCATTTTATATTCATTCATGCTCTTGTATTTTGGTATACGATCATAATCATCTAGAGTAACTGGAATAATTGTTTCAATATGCGCTTGTCTTAAATCAGTATATCCTGCGCCGCTAAAATTGTCTGTATTTGAACCTAACAAAGAGCCACCTCCACTAAATGTCGAGTAAGAATCTGTCACGCCATTATAAGTAGTTAGTGCTTGAATTTGCTTCTTCTGCTTTTCAAAGGCTTCATTCATATTATTTTGGGTTACATTATCATTCTGCGAATATAGACCTTCATCCGTCTTCAACCAATCACCATAACCTTTGTTAGTATCATCATCTTCTAACTTATGTTTTTCAAATTTTTCATTAAACCAGTTATTAAAATTCTTGGGATCCTTTAATTCTTTTTTTGTTTCAAACATGTTGTCTAATATGGAGACATTACTCTCATCATAATAGTCGCCCTTAAGATTTTGTTCGGTCTTATTTTCCGATTTATTTTGAAACTCGTAAATGCTAAATAAGCATTTGTATGCTTTGGAAAAAAATAGAAAATATTTGGGATCTAATTGCGATTTATCTGGATGTATTTTATAGACGATTTGTTTTGCGCTTTTTAGGGTAGTTTCATTCAATGTTTTATTTGGAATATTGAATAGATTATATAAATCTTCTAGTGAATAATTGTCAACATTTAGATCAAGATTGTTAAAAGTAGTTTGATGAAATTTTACAGGGGTTGTAATTGTAGATTTTTTATTCATTATATTTGGTTTTGATATACTTTGATTATTTGGATTTGGATTTGGTTTTGAATTTGGGGTTTCATGTATTTTTATTCCTGCCTTTGGACAACCAGATGGACCACATTTGTTATTCATTTTGTATAAGATTAATATACAAAATAAATTTAAATTGTTTTATTGTTTGTTTATATTTATTTATGTTTCATATTTTTTTAACAAAGATGACAATGCCCATCATCTAAATAGATACGATATACAACTGGAAATGGTAAATCATATATCGGCCTTAAATTGTGTGATAAATTCTTAACTACAAACTCTCTAACAGAAATTAGATTTGAAATTGGCACTGGAATTAGCATTTGCTGTATTATATCATGAATATGATTACACGTATTGCTATTTGTATTGCGATTTTTATTTTTATCAGAATCTGTATTTCTATTTATATGTAAATGGTTATCAATATATAATCCTTTGATGTCTTTACACACAAAATGATGTGATACACGATTATACAAATCCAACATTGTTTCATCCTTGTATACAAATATAAATGTACTGTAACCACATAACTTTGTAATTTCAAACATATACATGCGCCCTGGGACTTCTATATGATATGAATTCAGTTTACTATGAAAATCCGATTGATCTAAAGACATTTTATTATAATATAAAAAAATCCTTAAATTGTATTTTATATTATAATAAATATATATATATATTATGGGTACTAAATATAAAAAAAAAAGGACTCTTGGAACATGTCATACTCGAAAAAGAAAATCAAAATATAACAATGTTGGTAAAGGTCAAGGATCATCATGTATGCCTATATCTAAGAAAGAGATCGCTAGGCAATCATTAGCTAGACAACAACAAGAATTAATATTTGAAAATTTAAAACAAAAAAGAGATAGAGATGCCGCAATAGCCAAGAGTAATGCGGATATAAAGGAGGCTAAATTTCAAAGAGGATTAAGAATCGCGCAAGACAGATTAGATAAAGAAAGGGCTGCTGCTGCTGTGGTTCTTGCTACTGAAGAAAAGAAGGTTCTTGCTATTGCTGACAAATCCTATACTGAATTTATAAATAAACTTTCAGAAATTCCCAATAATAATGTTATGTCAGATTCTAAAAGAATCAAGAAACCTATTTCTAGTAGAAATCGAAAATAAAAAAATACATTTATTTAATTAAATTATACATTTATACAAATCATTTATCTTATTATTTTAGTCATTTGAATTAATTTTGCGATTGCGAGCATCTTCTCTGGACTTTCAAATGCGCCATTGGCGACATCATTTACGAACCTACCATTCAGCTCACTTATTACTTCAATCCTTTCACATTGAGCTCCACTCATACTAAACATATAACCCAACAGCTCATCATAACCCTTCTTATCATAATCCGGATGGACATTTCTATAGCAAGATTCACATAATTCATCTTCAAATGGATGACCTACATCAAAATTACAGCCTTCACATATAAATTTCAAGATGGACGATCTCCCGTAAGGAGTATCGATACATTCATATTCATCCTTCTTATCTTCTTTAGCTTCATCATAATTTATATACAAAGACTCTGCTATATCATAAGACCTTGATCGATTTCTTAACTGCTCACTTCTTTCCTCCAATTTTATATACCAATTGGCTCTCAATTCCTCTTTACATTCCTGGCAGACAGATATCCACGAATAGACATCACCCTTCCACCCATTTCCTTCTTTAATTTTTTCACAATAATATTCAATATTATTTTGAGATTTGGAACATTTTTTACAATCCGGAACATGACCGGACATCACATTACTTAGAACTGATGACCATGAATCCTTATTTAAATCTGACTCTAAGACTTTGGGCACTAAGACCATGCTAGAAATCAACATATCTTTATAACTTTTCTTATTTTGCGACATTTTATAAATTGATATTATTATTATTATTATTATTATTTTAATACATTTATATTTATTGTATAAAAGTATTTCAATTTTTTATTATTACTATAAAAATGAAGTCATTAAAAAAAGTGACATGTGATCACCCTCTTTTTATTAAGTTAAATTAAGTTATACAATATAAATTTGGACTTAAAGCCCTTTAAGTTATAAAACAATATATATATTCAGATACAAACACAATAATATCAATTCATCGTTTCTTCCTCTGCTCTATCTCTCTCATCTTCCTCCTCTCGCTCTCTTCTAAAGGCCGCATCATATTCTCTCATTTTTTTCCTCCTCAAATCCTCTGTAGCATGCTTTTTTAAGAGCCCCGGCGAAATACTATTACATTTATTCTCTAGCGCTATCGCAGCAGAATGCGGAGAGGTTTCAAATCCATTATTTCTCAGATACATATACAACTCATAATCACCCTTCTTTATAATCGCATCATCTATATATAAATAACCACCAGCTTCAATGCGTATTTGTTGAATCGAAGTATCATAATGCTTCTCAAGAAACTGAATTGTCTCTAAACTGCGCACAGTTAGTAAACATTCTTTCAATAATTTAACACCATTAGTACCAATCGAATCAATATAATCCGACTTAATCCCACTACTTAATAACAAGTACTTAAGATTATCCAAATTGTAAAGCGTGGCAAGCACAAATTGCGGAAATATTGGTTTATGTTCACTTTTCCTTAAGAAGTATTCATACATTTCAGGCAGACCAATCTTCGCAGCAATAATAACCGTCTTTGGTGTATAATAAACTTCGAATTCGACCAACAGGTTGAACATTTCTAGGTTTTTCTTATCTATCGCAACATCAAACAAATCCATCGACGTTTTACACCCGACTTCAAGTCCGCGTCTTACGATTTCTATATGGTTATTCATGACACCATAATACGGCAACGAGAATACATTATACATTCCATAATCATGTGGTTCTAATCCATCTCGCTCTAAAAGGTAGTCAAACAATTCTACATAGTTACGCTTAAAACATGCCATTGCTATGGTTGTTTCCCTTTCCGAGAACAGCGTTAACACTTGGCCCGAGAACCACGATTTGTCTTTAATTGGGAGTGTCATTGGCGCTGAATTTGGGTCTTCAGACCAATATGTATACATTCTTTTTAAGATCTCGATGCGGGTCAAGCGTGTAAATCTAAACAAATAATCGGCGTCTATAATCCGGTCAAAATCGGCCTGACAATGGATTTCTAGGGTTTCTACAAACTGATTATTATAGCATGGAAACACGGTTTCGTCTGGAAACATTTCGCGCCATTCTTTAAAATGACCCGATTTGGTGATATGATCTGGTAATGTGGCAACTGGATAATCAATCATCTTTATTTCAGTCATTTTATTTTAAGTTTAAGTTTAATTTTAATTTTAATTTTAATTTTAATTATATTTTATACGAATTTGTAATATTTTATACAACTCTTTTATTGTATTTAAAGTAATTCAATTTTTTTGAACTTGGTAATAAATGAAAAAAAGCAAAATGGCCTTTATTTCTTATTTTAATTAATTTTAAATTTATACAATACAATATACAAGACAATATACAATACAATATACAAGACAATATACAAGACAATTTATATATATATATTTTGCGCAACTTTTCTAAAAAGTTGTTTTTCTAAAAAGTTGTTTTAATATGAGCAAACCAAACTATTCTTCTCTAACTGTACATAAGCAGGCAACTCGCAGTTGAAGAACTTACATCTCTTGAATTTGGTATTTTTAATTTTCACATCGGTGAAATCACATTCATAGAAGTTGATTCTTGAGAATCGGCAGTTTTTAAGGGTGGTATTTTGAAAGCTTACGCAACGAATAATATGATTCTCAACTGTTTGGCTGCTTACCGTGGCATTATTGAAAGTTGTATATGAATATCTTAAAATAGCCCCTCCTGTGTAAGCCATTGTCCATTCATCGATTTCATCTCGCGGCTCTACTCCGGCATCTTCAATATAGTCGTTGATCTGAGCATCTGTCATGTCCTTTAATTGGACTTCTTCAGAATCGTCATCGTCATCGTCATCGTCATCGTCATCATCTGAATCGTCTTTTTCTTCCTCTACGTCTGCTTCGTGTGCTAATTCATCATCTTTGACTATTAATTCTTCTACAACCAATGGCGTAGAATCTGTTTCGTTTATTTTTATAGGAGGATACTCAAACGCGTAACATTCTGCCATACTAGATAAATTTAGATCTGGATTTGTTAATTGAATGCGCAAACAATCCATATTTTCCTCATAGTAAGAATAAGCGGATCCTCCGCGTCTCAAACGACAGAGACAATACATTGCCATATATACTACAGATGAGCTGATTTCATGCATACCAAAGAATATGTTGCCAATCGTAAGCCTATGAATACCACTATCTTCATTATTTTCGGTATTTTGGGTCCATTCCGCTTTTACATCTTCATTGATAAATCCCAACAGAGTCAAGTTGCTAATAACAGCAACCTTTAATGCCTCTATAGAAGTGAAATTTCGTATTTCAATACTGCTAATAAAGGTATTATCTTTTAGTGTGATAATGGGGGTGGTCATTTTGTTAGTTTATTAGTTTATTAGTTTGTTAGTTAGTTAAGTTTAATTGGTTATATATTTTATACCTTTAATTTAGTTGGTAAAAAGTAATTCAATTTTTTTACAAACTAAAAATAAATAAAAAGGAAAAAGAAAAAAGGAAAAAATCATGATTATACCACCGTCAATCCACGGCACGATTATTAATATTCTAACATTATTATAATCGCATTTAGTTTAATTCAGAGGATTTTTGGAACTCATTTTAAATCATAGTTGACACCTTTTTACGGCAATATATTATTAATCTTGTAATAATATTATTTTTTACCTCATACTCTCTTACACGAGAGCACAATTTTTAGTATATCCGTTTCTAGACAATTCCATGTCATCATGTATAGTTACTTATAGTAACCGTATGATAGTCTGGAACGGAAGTTTCAATACTAGGCTATATCATTTATAATTCACGTCATAAGAGCTCCAATAAGACTTTAGTTGGGTTTTGGTGAAGGTTTGGGTGAAATTCGATACGTCGATCGAATGGATATCAGTTTTTAAGCCACTGATAATTGCCAGGCAGTCTTAGTGCAAAGCAACATTTGATAATGTGTCATAAGTAAATCGGCATATTAGCGGGATTTCTCCGGCCATTGTTTTTCCAATCGACTCATAGTAATTTTGGTGTATGCCCCTCCTTTCGCATATACCTGTCGTGACCCAGGCCACGTCCTCCCCACTACTGCTTCCAATACACAGAAACATACAAATAGCAGTAGCTTTATGTTGTATGTTGAAACTCATTTTTTAATTATATTTGATTCCCCTTCTCGGGGATGATTAATAAATCCAAAAACCCCATACGTTTTGAAGAACGATGGTTTGTGATTTATTCCAAAAGCGTTTTGTAATTATGCTCTTCTTTATTGAAGAGTCAGTAATCACTGAAATTTTCGGTCTCAACACAATTGGTATAACACTGGTTTATGCATTTATAATTAACACACGTCTAAGAGTTCCCAGAAGACTTTAATTGGGTTTTGGTGAAGGGTGGATGAAATTAAGTATTAAGATGATGTGTCACAAGTAAATCGGCTTATAACGGGATTTCTCCGGTCACAGTTTTTCCGATCTACTCATAGTAATTTTGGTATATGCCCCTCCTTTTCGCTTTCGCTTTCGCCTTCGGCTTTTCGCTTTCGCTTTACGCATATACCCGTCGCAACCTACATTGCGTCCGCCTATAGTTCTCTATATTATTTGAAATGTATACCCGATGGAGGACTTTTTTCAACAAGTCAAATATAGAGAATCTTTATACTTGGTGTATGCCCCTCCTTCGCATACACCCGTCGCAACCTAAACGTGCGTCCACCAACTGCTTAATAATAGAAACACACAAATAGCAGCATTATTTATATGTTGGAACTCATTTTAAATTATATTTGACGCCTTTTTGGGGCAATGTATTATTAATCTTTTAATAATGTTTTTTTCACCTCATGCTTACGCATGATTTTTAGTATATCCATTTCTAGACAATTCCACGTCACCATGTATAGTTACTTATAGTAACCGTATGGTAGTCTGGAACGGAAGTTTCAATACTAGGATCTGTCATTGATAATTTATACAGGTCATAAGAGTTCCAAGAAGACATTTAATTGGGTTTTGGTGAAGGGTGAGTGAAGTTAAGTATTTTGAATGTGTCATAAGTAAATCGGCTTATAGCAGGATTTCTCCGGCCACAGTTTTTCCAATCGACTCATAGTAATTTTGGTGTATGCCCCTCCTTTCGCATATACCTGTCGTGACCCAGGCCACGTCCTCCCCACTACTGCTTCCAATACACAGAAACATACAAATAGCAGTAGCTTTATGTTGTATGTTGGAACTCATTTTTAATTATATTTGATATCCCTTCTAGGGGTTTTGATACCATATGCGTTTCTAATATATTTTTTAGTTAAATTAAAATGTGTCTTTGTAATTTCTGTTCCTCCCTCCCACCTACCCTCCCTTACGGGTGGGAGGTGGGATGTTTTTCTTGGGGGAGGAAGTCAGTACTTTTACAGGGATCAAAGTCCAACACAAATTTTTAACTAAGGTATTTCATTTATAATTACACATGTCATAAGAGTTCCCAGAAGACATTTAGTTGTTGTGTTGGTGAAGTGTGGGTGAAATTAAGTATTTTGAATGTGTCACAAGTAAATCGGCTTATAACGGGATTTCTCCGGTCATTGTTTTTCCGTTTCACTCGTAGTAGTTTTTGGTTTATTTTCTATAACACAGCACGCGAGTCTCGCGAATATTTGCGTTTTAATCAGTTGTGCTCCAATAGGAAGCACACATAATCGCCACGTTTGTCCCCGTATTTAAATAGCAGTGCTTCCCTTTGCCGTTAATCAAAGGAAGCACACATAATCGCCACATTTGTCCCTGTGGTATATGCCCCACCTTCGCATATACCTGTCATACCCATCCTTATATTTGGTATGCCCATAGTAAATTATAGTGTAAATTAGTATTTCAATTTTTTTTGATTTTATATATATTTGTATTTAATTTGGATTCACTATAAATTGGATTTTTTTATTTGGATTTTTTATTTGGTATCTTTATATAATATATTTTTCTGTAAAATAGTATTTCAATTTTTTTTTGATTTTATATATATTTGTATTTAATTTGGATTCACTATAAATTGGATTTTTATTTGGCAAAACCTTTGGAAAAGGTTTTATTTGCTATAATACGTCTGACTTGATCGCGCTGTGTGGATGTTTGCGGGGTTGGCACTTGTCCCATTACAAAGTATTTAGCCAACGGATCATCTGTCATTTTTGAAGTAAACATTTGAGGTCCGAAGTAATTTCCTGTTCGCTGGTCGTGTGCGAATTGTAAATAATCAAATATCTCGGGTACTGTCAGATCTGGATACAATTTATGAAGCACAAGTGCGGCAACAGTGCCAGTTCTACCGTGCCCACCAGCACAATGTAAATAGACATGTTCGCCCTTTGTAATACGGACAACAATCTCGGTTGACAATGTGTCAATCGTTTCGTCGTCAACTGTTTTCATATCATCAATCGGCTCCAAAATAAACCGGTCAATTGGTATTCTTGATCTGTTATTCGCATACGCAGTATAATTATGATTTTTCACCTGTTTGCCGTATTCTGAATTTAAACACACGAATGTGTCTAATCCGGATCCCAAAAGAGATGTCAGGAAGCCTGGTTTATCAGGGTAACCACCGACAGCAAATGAGCCGAAATCGGAACCGGGTGTCTTCTTAATGAGCCAATTGGATTCCTCAGTTGGACCCTTTAGATGATGATCATTTCTGTAATAATTGCGTTGTCTTGTGAAGTTAACGGCTGTGTATTTTTCGTCTAGAATCCAGTTCCTCGATTCTTCTATATCTAGAAGAGGTATTGGCTTTATTACGGCGAATGCGAAAACGGTTTCTTCCTTTGTTTCCTCATACAATTCGTATTTGAGTTCCACCTTTCGGATTAGATCATTTGTTAAATCTCTAATAACAAATTCCATTTTTATAAATTATGTAGGTATAAATTATGTTAGTTTTAATTTCTTGTATAATATTTTAAATATGTTATGTAATAATTGTATACATTTCATCAACTGTAAATTAGTATTTCAATTTTTTATTTATTCATATATATTTTGGATTCACTAAAAACAAACAAAAAAACAAACAATAAATAAAAATAAATATATATATTAAGAAATAGAAATGAGTTTTACAGATATAAAAAACGCAATTATAGATTATGATCTAAATCGTGTAAAAGCCCTAGTAAAGGAACATCCAGAAATTGTTAATAGTAAAAACACTAACGGTGAAACTGCTTTGTATACAGCTACGATTTATGGAGATTTACCTATTGTTGAATATTTAGTAGATAATGGGGCAGATATTGAAAAGCGGGAGAACAAAGCTGGTTGGACTCCGTTACATATTAGTATTAATTTTGGATATACAGATGTATTTGAATATTTAATTAATCAAGGAGCGGATTGGAATAAAAAAACCAATTATGGAGATACACCATTAATCAATGCGTGTCGTAAAAATAAAGATAATAACAATTTAGAAATAATTAAGATACTTCTCCTTCTCGGTGCTGATGTTACTGTTGAAAATGTAGGAGGACATACTGCGTTATCTTACGCAACAGAAAAAAACGATGAAATTGTTATACAATTATTGAGGGATGTTATAGATGCCAAGGCAACGGCAACGGCAACTGTAACCCCTTTTATATTTGATATTATCCCAGTAAATCGAAAGAAAATACCGAAGACAGCTGAAGATTTTGTACAAATGGACGATGTAAAAATTGACGATTTTTTGGCGGAAGATGATAAAAACAAGATTATCAAGTTATCCAATTCTTTTTACGCAATTAATGGAAATGATATTAAAACGCATTTTTTAAGTCACAGTCAAAAAAATAACTATATATACTATCCGTGTAAAAAAGCACTGCCACCTCCTGCTCTTGGTGTCAGTAAAAATGACGTTCACATGGACAAACCACTTTTTTCTGCGAGTTACCTTGTAGGCGTTTTGTCAGACTTTATTTTATTGAGTGAAGTAAATGCAATGTTGGATTCTCAAACCCAATATTTTGAAATTATTCCGAGTGAATTTGAGGATATTCCTGCGACCGCATCGGCACAAATGCTTACGGCAAATGCGAATGCAGTTAGTGCCAATCATTGTCAAGAAGGTAAGGCTGCGAAAATACTCAAGCTAAAAATGATAAATATTGTAGAAGATGCCGAGGAAGCAGCCGTTGTAAAATCATTATCAAAATCATTATCAAAAGAAGGAACAAAAGAAGGAACAAAAGAAGCAAGTTCAAAGAAAAAAGTATCATCAGAAGAAATAAAAGAAGCAGAAGCAGAAGGTAAAAAATGGTTCAAAAGACGCAATACAAGACGCAATACAAGACGCAATACAAGACGTAATAAAAAGGTGAATAAAAGACATACTATTAACAAACGTAAAAGTAGAAGACATGTAAAATCTAAGAAAACTAAACGTAATAGACATTAGATTATTTTGTACTCAGAATAAACGTGAAGCAGCAGCACGACAATTGGCAGCCATTATAGAAATATTTTTTGATATATTCATTTGTCGCGCAGCAATTCTTGGCGGCGAAAGTTGACGCGATTTAGAAATCAAATAAGACCAGGAAACATAAATAAAATTGAATTAATATTTTATAAAAGTATTTTATTTATAAAACATTAAATTTTTCATAACCCCTTTTTACTAACTACAAATCTTTACTAAGATGCCCTGCTTTACATGCCAGTCAATGATCAAAAATACGTGCGACAACGTGAGTTACAGTTGCCGACATCGATTCCATACGGCATGTATACTTACAAATAAATTGGCAATATTTAAGCCATATTGCCCTTCTTGTGAGAAAGGTAAACTCATTTATATCAAATGTCAGAAGCAAGATGAGGCGGCCCTCGCCAATAAAAAAGAGTTGGAATTGGAACAATCGCGAAATAACATGATACTGAACATAGTATTATTAATTACTCTATTAATAGGTTACTTTATTTTGAAGTTAAGACAATAGTAAAGCAACAGCAGTTCAGTTGGCAGCCATTATAGAAGCAATTAGAGCAATATTCCTTGATATATTCATTTGTCGCGCAGCAATTTTTAAGTTTTAGTTCTATACAGTCGCTACATAGGTTACAACACGCATGTTTGTTCGGTTTATTGAGTAGTTCTTCTTCAATAATACTTTCTTTTGGGACTTGGAATGAACTGTGGAAGAACCACCATTTAAAACATTCATCGGAACAACAAGGGTCATATGAATCGTCTTCTTTTTCTTCTTTTCCCTTTTCTGTTTTGTTTTCTTTTTTATTTATTTGCGTAGTTGATTTAGCTTTTGCTTCTTCCTCTTCCTCTTTATAACCAATAAATGTCTCCCTTATAATCGCGGCGTTTATTAAATCCAAACTGTCTCTAGATGGCGTATGTTCATTGATCATTTTTAAATATATTAAGTTTATTATTATTATTTTGTAAATAAAAATAATACTTATTTATTGTTCAATTTTTTCCTTGATTAATGCCACTTACACATTGTCAGGGTGGCGCAGAAACTTGACAATGCGTCCCATGAAGGCTGTGTAAATCTATTTACCTTTTGGATAAAATGCTGCTCATAATACGTCTTGAAACAAATGTCCTCATACTTTTCAAACATTTGCGCTAGTGCTTCTTTATTTTGGATTATTTTGCCAACCACGTCTACCAAGACTTGCCATTTTAAACCTTGGCATTCTTCCGAATTAAGCTGCTTGTCAAATTCTCTTACTAAATCGTCGCCTCTTAGTTGCGGCTTGATATATTCTTCTATTAGGTGTAATTGAATATCCTCATGTAGCCTTCCAAAAATTTGAGAGGCTTCTTGTAATTCGGGGTCTAATGCTACTGACGTTACTGATGACGCTTTTATTTGTTCTTGTGACATTTTCTATACTATCTTATAACTAAATATAACATAGTATTTTAAGTTCAATTCTTTTCCACTTTTGAAAAAGTGGAGCAAAACTTCTTATTTTCTCTGCCTTTGGCTCTTAGCTGCGCTGAACGCTTTCTCAAAGGTGGAAGGTTTGGCTCTACCTTTTCAAAGGTAGAGAAGGTATAACTGACATCAGGTGTAGTCCGCACCGCTTAAAAAACTTATCCAATTCCACCGGATCTGAACCTGTTATCGAATCGTCCGGAATGAAGCTAGCATTGCCCTTCTTGTAGCACAATAACACCGGCACTCCATTGACCATCTTCTTGCTTTTTAAATAAGCATACAAATCAAACGATTCATCCACATCAACGTCGCAGCATATTACGGTGTCAGGGCTAGATGCGTAAAATGCGTCTACAACAGGCTTAATCTTCTTACAAGGCCCGCACCAAGTCGCTCCCAACTTGAGAATGACTAGCCCCGGATTTTTCTCTAATAGACTTATGAAGTCTTGTCTTGATCTGAATGATGATACGATTATCTTTTCTTGGTTCATTGTTAGTATATTATAAATAAAAGAGTATTATTTTTTATTTATAACGTAATTGTTACTATTATATTGGTTATTATGGTTGTTATGGTTATTTTGGTTAATAAAATCCCCTTGTACTTATTAGTTGTGATCGCTGTTTTTGAGCAAATTCCTGCCTTTGGGTTTGTTGTTGCGCTATATTTTGCTGCATTTGGATCTGTTGTTGCTTTGTCATTTTTCTAATATTGATTGGGGTTCTCCTTATTACGACCTTTCTTGTTTGTCGTCGTTTTACGACCTTCTTTGTTCTTCTTCTCATCATTCTGGATCTTAAATGTCTTCTTACTTTTGTTTTGCGTTGCTTTGTTTTGTGTTGCTTGGTTTTTCTTTGCTTTGTTTTACGGCGACCACCACCTTCATCAATGTTATTCATGTCTGAATTTACTTCACTTTTTATTTCTTCGGTTTCACCATTTAGAGTAGAGACTGTAATGACAGTTTCTGTTTGTTGAGGATTTTCACGAACTGTCAATCTAACAACAGGTGCCGCTAAAAGTGCCATTGAAAGTGCCGGCATTGAAACTCCTGACCTTGGAGGTGATGATTCACCAACATTTTGTGAACTAGCAGCTGAACTCTGACGTGAACTAGCAGCTGAACTATCACGTGAACTAGCAGCTGAAGTTATTGTGGAACGGATTGCTTCAGTAATCTCATCATGATTATTACTGTTAGAAGCAGCAGCAGCTAACGCTCCGTCAAATAATGTATTACCGTCATCAATTTCGCCTTGAATTCCGTCCGCCTCATCTAAAAATTGTTCATTAATGTCTTCTATAGTTAAGTTCTCGATTCGTCCGGTTAATTGTGTAACATCAGTTATACCCGCGTTTGTCATTATACCACTGCTTAAAACATCATTTAATTGATACGCCCCATTGACCTCAGTGACAACTAAACTGGTAAGATAAGCAAACATATCAATACCACTTGTTCTAAGTGCCATAAATTGGCCTGTCATCCACGCTGAAGTTATAGATATTAATTCAGAGAGATTTATACATCTAGCGGCTCTGCCTAAAGCACTAGCACTACTTGCTACAACACTTAACACATTTCTAGCACCACTTGCTACACCTCTTCCAAAACCTATAGCACCTCTACACAATGAGAGAAATCCAATTGAACTAGCTTGATATAATTTATCTATTGCGTAAAGCAATAGACTCATTGTAGCATTAATAGCTTCAATAGAACCACTTCTTACTGCTATTAAAAAGTTTCTGGTATAACGATTTAATCTTTGTTGGTACCTAACTGGTAATGAGTAAATTAAAGCTAATGTAAATCCTACCATCAAACCTGGAGCTAATAGTGGATTTCCAGTCATTGTGCTTCCTAAACGTTGCGCAGTTCCTGCGGTAGCATTGAATATTCTCTGAGTGAAACCCATATTTGCTGGAACAAGAGAAGTTCCTAGTGGCGCATTTATCCAACTTGCCGCGCGGAACGTTAATCCCATTCCTGCTGCTGCTGCTGCTGTCGGTATAAGTTCTACAGTAATGCCTAATACCGTCATAAGAGCTGACACAAGGTTACGACCAGCTTCTCCTCCTCTGGTTTGTATATATCCAAGCAAATTATTAAATCTATCTCTAGATTTTTGGGTTGCTAACGCATTTGGTAACATGCCTTGTCCTTGTCTGATGACCGCTTCAATAGTTTTTGGACGATATTGTTCTAATAGTCGCGGGTTGTTTGCTAAAAACAGTATTTCGTTAGCCCAATCTCGCAAAGGACCACTCAAACTGGCTAGTTCGGCTTGCCTATCCATTCGAGCACGAGACTGTAACAACTCTAGGTCTATAGTATTATTATTGGCAATTTCAACAGTTTGTCTTGCGATTTCAGCAAATCTTTGACTTTCAGCTTGAGCCATATTTGCGGCTGCTTGAACATCTCTTAAACCAGTTTGTTGGGGAAAGCTTCCAGATGATGTAGAATGACTTTGTGGTTGTGCAATAGTTACTTGGCTTGCTAATCGGCTTGCTGCTCGAGCATCGCGTTCTTGTTCTAGTTGTTGTTCCATTAATTGTCTTAATGCTTGTTGATTGTCTACTCGGTCTTGTTCTGGGGTTATTAATTTTTGTCTTTTTTTGTCACCATTGTCACCCATATTTATATATATACTATTTCTAGATAATAAATTATATATATATAAAAACATATAACCTAAATAAGATAATAAATGTACAATACATTTTTTTATATATTATCCTTTTTGCCATTGTTAATGACAATAACTAGTTTAAATTCTGTTACAATACAGGACAAAAATAGTCTAAATATTGCCAAAATGGTCAATGACTATACTCTGGTTAATAAGGTTTCTGAATATTTATTAAATGTCAATACAGGAGATACTACATTTAGTTTGAAAGAGTTCAAAGAAAGAGAAATACGAGAAATCAAAGACAATGAAATAAAAAACAGAGAAAAAGAACAAAAGGAAAAAAGAAAACATGTGCTAAATATTGTCAATGATTGGGTTTCATATTTTGGCGCTGAATTTGAAAATAATAACAATCTATTAGATCCATTTGAATCCCACGTCCAAACCAACTTGGACTCATTAAATCGCGTCATTATCAACGCCACCGATGGTCTTCTAAACATGTGTGACAGAATGATCGAAAAGACAACAAGTGTGCTGCCACTATCGTACTCTTCTTACACACAATTTGAAACCGATATGTTGCTAAAAGAGCTAGAGGTTGGCAAGAATTTGGAGACAGAAGAAAGTGGTGGGTTATTCAATTTATTTGCTAAAAGTAAAGATAAAAGTAAAGATGAAGATAAAAGTAAAAGTATAATAGTCTCTTCCAAAGAAAAAGAAAAAGATAAAGAGAAGGAGAAGGAGAAGGAATTTATCGAAGACCAAGTGTTCCAACAAATGTACGACTACCAGCTCTATCGGCTCTCTATCGGCAACCGCGACGCATTCCTAAATAGTCTGTGTTCGAATACGTTCGAGATCCCCTATATACTATATTATAATTCCGATATTAATACGCTTGCTTTCGAATTCGACCCCATCAACATCAACTATTATACCGCGATAGTACAAAATGTCATCGATAACAGTCTGATTCGCGGCCTGAATCGCGGCTTCAAAGATCAAGAGGATACCCGGAATAATAAGAGAGGGGGCAGAACGCGGAGCTTAGAGAAAGACACCAATGATAAAGGCGGATTAAAATACGACACTGAACTGGACATCGACAAGGGAAAAACAGCGAGCCTTAAAGAAAAGTCGAAGTTTATCTTACCAATTCTTCAAAAGTTAAGTTGGAAATTACCGACCTATTTATCCGATACTGCTAAAAGATCCCTAACGATTGATGATTATTTCCACAATTTGAAACAGTTTTGGATCACTATTTTAGACCAGGCGAACATTGCGTCTCATGATTCGCCCATTACATTTAAATTGGAACGCGAGTCACTTAGGCGACTCGCTGAAGACAAAATTAGAGCGCAATTAAGGGCCGATCAAGCCGCCGCTGAGAAGCTGATCGCATCTGAAAAAGAAGCACAACAGATCCTCGATGACTACAAGAAGAAGTCGCTCATTGATGATGCGCGTGATTTTGTGCGACAAAGTGATATCTTATCGAAGGAGAGAAAACAGAATTTTAGCGATAAGGAATGGGTACAATTTAACCAGAAGTTTTCACATGACATATCGGGGGCCATAGGCATTTATGATTCAATAATTGGCGGCCTGGGGCAACTAATTGACTCTACTTTAAGTGTACCGGCGAATGTAATTGTTAATTTCGCGTCGACACAGGCGTCGCAAATCGGCAAATTGTTCATTTTGGTGGCAGGTGTCGTAATTATTGGGTTGATGACCTTGTTTTTTATTAAATTGTTTATTCGCAAAGTTGTAAAGTTGTTTTGGAATAGTGACAAAGGAGATAAAGATGTATAAGTTACAAAACAAATATACAAAATAAACATAATAAAAAATAATTATTATATTTATTTAGAACTAATGACATATACAGAAACCAATATCGATACAAATACAAATACAAATACAAATACAAATACAAATACAAATACAAATACAAATACAAATACAAATACAAATACAAATACAGATACAGAACCATGTGTATATAATCCTGATCAGTGTAAAATTCTGTTAGCATCATCATCTATATTTTTAGGTACAACTGTATACACTATTTTCCAAAAAAAATATAGTTTATTAGCAGTGCCATTTGGCACATTTCTGACCTCAATCAATTACTGGAAGAAACCTAAAATGAAATCATGGCAGCGCACATTAGATGTATTCTATATTTATACATCATTTGGTTATCAAGCAATTCGAAGTTATGGAGCACAACGTGGCATGTATTTTTATTCTGGTCTTTGTGCTTGTTTTTTATTTTACAAACTCAGTGATTATATGTATGGAAAAAAACGAACCTTGTATTCAGCGTTGTTACATAGCGGCATTCATATAACTGCGAATTTTGCTATATTAGGTGTAAATTCAGCGCACATTGACTCAATTGCCGACAACAAACTGATACGGATGGTTGCTGATATTGTTAATTTTCAACTTAACAAATTAATCACTTAACTATCAATCGATTTCTCAATTACGACTGCTTTTGAGATATTCTTCACTATTTGTGAAATATTGTGTTGCTGTTCTTCATTGGTCCCTCCTGACATGGAGTTCATCACAATATTGATGTACTGGTCATTCTTTCTTGAATCAGAATTCGTACATCCTGGATTCTCATTCTTCCAATTTTGGATCTGTTTTATATTCTTATTTGCGACTTGTTTTATGGCATTTTTAAGCACTGGTTTATCATCTGTCTCTTTTGTCCATGTATCATTATTCTTAATGTATATAACTTCTCGTTTCAAATCGCTACAATGGATCGGTCTTGAATATGTATCTAGATCATTCAGGTTCTTTAATAGGATTCTGGAAACACCCTCTACATAACCTAATTGACCAAAATTCTCCAAATCAGTTAATTGCATCTTAACGTTGTCAACAAAGTCATTAATATTGATCGCATCTTTACACTTCTCATTCAAAAATAGATTTAAGTTGAATGAATTATTTATATTGTTACAATTTGTATTATTGATAGTTTTACCAGTGTCTAATGATTTTTCACAGATATTCATAACCATTTTATTCTGTTCAATTAACATCTCCTTAAATTCACTATTTTCCTTCATTAAATATTTAATTAATTCATCTTTATCAATATTATTTGGATCAAATGATGATGAATTGTTTGTATATATGTCATCATTATCATTAATATCTTCATCTAATTGACAATCAATATAGTTACATTTTTTTTTATGTTTACATAATGATGCCATATGAAGATATTGTTTATTACATATACAACTAAATATTTGTGTTTTGAGGATTTTTGAGGATTTTTGAGGATTTTCATTAGTCTCCATTAGCCGTTTGTGTTTCTGGGTTAACAAATGTTTGTTGAAATCTTTATGGCTACTCGTATCATAGTCACAAATATCACAAATATATTTTTGGGGATTTTTTGAGGATTGTTCATTAGCCATTCTCTATATATTAGACTAATATAAAAATCCCTAAATGTTTCGGAAATATATTTGTAAAAAAATTAGCATCACAACAAAAATGCTCCTAAAAAATAAATTTAGAGCATTATGCTCAGAAACCTCCAAAAAAGACCCCTTTTTCAAAACTTATTTTGGGTTTGCGTTTTTGGACATTTATCTGGACATTTATAAATGTCCAAAATCCATTTCCCTTTTTACTTTTGGCTTTTTTTTTGTGACTGAGAGTTAGAGAGAATATATATACCATATTTTTGTTACCTTTATGGTAAGGAAAAATGAAAGAGTAAAAATATCGATTATTTTTCATTACTTTTATCAATAACAACCGCTTTTGAGATATTCTTCACTATTTGTGAAATGTTGTGCTGCTGTTCTTCACTGGTCCCTCCTGACATGGAGTTCATTACAATATTGATATATTGATCATTCTTTCTTGAATCGGAATTAGTACATCCTGGATTCTCATTCTTCCAAGTTTGGATCTGTTTTATATTCTTATTTGCGACCTGTTTGATGGCATTTTTAAACACTGGCTTATCATCGGCTTCCTTTGTCCACTGATCATTGTTCTTAATATACAGCACTTCTCTTTTTAAATCGCTACAATGTATGGGTCTTGAATATATATCCAAATCCTTGAGATTTTTTAACAAAATTCTTGAAACACCTTCAGTATATCCTAATTGACCAAAATTCTCCAAATCTGACAACTGCATTTTAATATTATCGACAAAGTCATTAATATTAATAGCATCTTTACACTTCTCATTCAGAAACAAATTTAGATTAAATGCGTTGTTTACATTGTTACAATTGGTATTCGTATTAGTATTGTTATTGTTAATAACATTATTATCCTTTTTAATCAACTCCAAAATTAAGTTTTTAAATTCTTGATTCTCTTTAATGAGATAATCTATTAAATCATCTTTTTTGGAAGGATCATTATTTGTATTTGTATGGTTATTACATGTTTGTTTATGTCTCCAAAATGTGGTCTTACTATTCATTTGTATATTACAAATCGTACAATAATATTTATTGCTTAATATATCGACGATGGGATTATTTGGGACATTTGGGATATTTTGTTCCATTTTGGTTTCATTTTGGTGCTTTAGTGTCATCCCGTGTTTAGTAAAATCCTTTTTGTTATTGGTTTTGTATTGGCATTTTTCACAGAAATATAGGGGATTTTTTGGGATTTTTAATGGTTCCATTTGTTCCATATAATAAGAAAATAATAAAAATAAAATAAATATCTGTAATTATTTTAAAATTTATCATCACGATTTTTTACCCATGTAAAATAATTTTTAGAGCATTATGCTCAGAACCTCCAAAAAACACCTCTTTTTCAAGACTTTTTTTGGGTTTCCGTTTTTGGACATTTATAAATGTCCAAGAAATGTCCAAAATCCATTTCCCTTTTTACTTTTGGGAAAATATTTGTGACTGAGACTTAGAGAGAATATATACACTATATTTTTGTTACCATTATGGTAAGGAAAAATGAAAGAGTAAAAATATCGATTATTTCTCTAGCAAAAGATGCTTATTTTCAGAAACAAATTGTTCCAATTCAGTAATATCAATTTCATTCATTTCCACATGGGATTCCCAAAAGTACCGACAATAGGACCAAGAAAAGTCACAATTTCCCTTATACCAGCGATCCTTTGCGCGCAATAATTCACTAACGAGTTTGTTTGGCAGCAAATTTAGCGCTGATCGCGGCAAAACGTAGCATAATTGTACGATTTCAGTGACTGGATCAGCCGGCTTGTCTTTGACAAACTCGCAATTGAATACAGGCACATATTTGATTAAATCTGACATTAAAGGTGGATAATTATATTTATATCTCCAGCGCCAATCTGCGCACCCAGTCGTATAATATTTCATAGTCCATTCAAGCCCTTGTAGGTAATTGATCGCAATATCCTTCTTTTGATCACCATTCGTGTCCGATTTGATGTTAAATAGGCCGCGATAGTAGCGCGATTGCCAAAATGGTTTTACTGGATTAATGTACTTCTCCATGTCCCTTTCAAACACAGGAGTCGACTCGAATTTCTTGAATTTCTCCTCTGGCGTCGTCTCTGGCATCAAATGCCGCTCCTTAGAATTCCGCGATCGATGCTCGGTAATAAAATATTCCTCTTCTAGATTTGCTAGAAATTGTATAATTTTTCGCACATTATTCCAGTGAATAATCTTGCCATCAGTAAGGTTCTCATCTGGCTTAATCGTTGCGCGATATGCGTTCATCATCTTATCAACGCCCCCAGTACGAATATTTACAGACGGAAAGTGCGGCATAAAATCGTTGCCAAGAAAGAACCCCAAGAAGATGTAATCATAGACCTTGTTTCTCTGACTGGCGCTAAGCTTCTGTTCTACAGTCAATTCCTTATCATTATTCATAAATTTAACAATGGCTTCAGTTAGCTGCGGTATATCCAGAAAATAATCAGCGTCTGGCTCCAACTCGCTGGAAATGGAACTGATGAAATGGGGTGTCTCTCTAAACAAATATGTATTCGGACTTACAGGCAGGTGATTAATTGAGAGCATAATCAGATCCGCGTCGAGCCCATATATGACAGACACCTCATCCTTGTGTTTCTCCGGATTTTTTCGGATATAATCGAACAATTTGTGCTCGCCTTCACCGACGCGATTGCTGCCCGAAACGATGATATTCACGCCCTTCATGGATGAAGGACCGGTATTCGACGCAAAATGCGCCGACACACTCGCGTTCAATTCAGCCATGAATTTGGTGCCGGGTGTGATGGCCGTAGTGTTCCATGGGTCGGGCTTATCGTTCTTAAATAGGTCCTTAGTAAATACATTTTGATACCACGACTTGTAACGCCTGGAGCGCTGTTGTTCCAATTTGGCGACAGGTGCGACGCCGTCAAACGCAATAATGACCTGCTTCTTGGGCTCAATGATTTGGATATAATATTCGATTTTTAAAATGACGGCCTTTATGATGCTTGATACAATGGATTCTGTCAGCTCATCAATCTTCATCTTAGCATACGCATCGTATATGATCGAGTTACAATCCAAGTACAAGTTGTCTACATTTAGAGACGATTTGTGGTAACGTTTGATAATAGTAGGATGATTTTTGACAATGTAGCTGAAGTACGATGGAATACCCATGTTTATTATTCTATATTAATATCATAATTTGTGTCTAATATGATTACCAATATATTATAACTAGTAATATAATTGAGACGACTCATTTGAAAAATATATGTATACCGTGTATCTTTAGTGAAAAATGGCTAATTTATATATTCAATAAATATATAATTCAACATGACAGATAAACAATCAATACCAAAAAAAGATATTAAAAAACCAAATCAGGATATTGTAGTGCTTATTGAACGCAAAATGGCATTTTTCCAAGACACAATTCAGCGAACAATATTACATGTTCAAAACAATAAGATGCTGGAGATTATAAGTGTGAGTGATTTGAATAATTGTATAAATACATTGTTTGAGCTAAGTAAATCCATAAAGGACATTACTGAACATACTATAAACTCAAATACGGACAATGTTATCAATACTCTACAATACATAAACAATGAGTTGTCCTTATTATTTAAGATCTTTGGAACAGAGTCATTTGAAGATTTCTTATGGGTTTGCTTTGGTAATAATTCAGTAAATACGTATGCGATTTCTGACATGGATAAACACAAATTTGAACTCTTGAAGAAATACTTCCATCCAACAAGCTATCGTATATTAGGCGCCAAAATACTATCTAATAAGCCGGAACAAACTAACAAATCCGACGACAATTTGCTCACAGAGAAGTCGAAGAATCTGGATTGTGTTGAAATGAGTATTAAGACCAAATCGTTTTTTTTGAAGGTCTATGGCATACAAATCATTGTTCATAATCCACAGCATAAGAAGAGCCTAATTATTTCGGGAATAATCGACGATATTATGATCGAATTTCTGAATAATAAGTTTGTTAACTTAAAAATGAGCGCAGTTAAGAGTAATGCGCCGAATTCACCCGAGTTCAAAGGGGAGACATTTGGTCGCTTTATAAACTCCCTTGGACTGAAAGATTATTTAATTTATGAGCCGCATGAGATATATTCGAAATATGCGGGATGTCTAAGCAATCTAGGCTCGATAAAACAGAAGACAATTGCTCAGACAGTAAAGGATTTTATTTCGAGCGACTTGTTTTTAAAGCGAATGACTCTGATCCAGTTACTAATCAAATCGGACAAGTACGATAATCAGTATTTGGCCTATTTATTATATGATTTAATGTCGAATGATACAAATGGTACGGTTGATAGCCAGGAGCAAATTCGAATCTTTGACAGCTTACCATGGTCAATTAAACAGTATTTCAAGGATGCCATGAAAAAGACAATCCAATACACAAATGATTTGGCGAATTTCGACATACAGAAGATTCCTTTGGAGCAGCAAATATGCCTTTTAAAGGCGCCCGATTTGGTGAAGGAAAAGGCAATGCAGAAGTTGAAGGAAGTCAAGGCAAAATCAGAGGACTCCGGATCGAAGGCGCGTCAGTTCTTAGACGGATTATTGAAGATACCATTTAACATCTACAAAAAGGAGCCGATAATGAATGTAATGGACGAAATTAGGGCGCAATTTACCGAAATAATACAGATGTCGAATAATATATATAATTTTGAACTTAAAGAGAAATATACCAGCCTCGAAATACTGAAGAACCTTAAACAAATCAAGGCGCATCATGCCGGCCCCTCTGAAGTCGATATAATTAAAGTAGGATTAAATGATTGTGATAAGAGTACACTTATTATATATACTTTAAAGATCAATGAGTTAATTGTAAAGCACAAAATACCCATCTTAAAAATAAAACAATCTAACAAGAAGAAACAGGATCTGATTGATTCTATTATTGTTGCTATAGATGATTTAAAAGAGATCCATATACTGGGTGAATTATTTGTTAGTATGAAGATTGAAAAAACACAAAATAATACCAAACTAGTGGATCCAATTAAAAAAATAGAGAATAAGTACAATGAAATCAATACTTATATGTCTGGCGTAAAGACAACCTTAGATAGCGCGGTTCACGGACATGACAAGGCTAAGAAGCAAATCGAGCGCATTATTGGCCAGTGGATCAATGGGCAACAAGACGGCTACTGTTTCGGATTCGAAGGGCCGCCAGGCTTGGGAAAGACTAGTCTGGCCAAAAAAGGCCTATCCGATTGCTTAAAAGACGAACATGGACAATCCAGACCCTTTGCTATGATACAAATGGGCGGCGATGCGAATGGGTCTAGTCTACACGGACACAACTACACGTATGTAGGGTCGACTTGGGGGCAAATTGTACAAATTCTAATGGACAAGAAGTGTATGAATCCAATAATTTTTATTGACGAGATTGATAAAATTTCCAAGACGGAACATGGTAAGGAGATTATTGGCATTTTGACACATTTGTTAGATCCGGCTCAGAATGATGTGTTTCAAGACAAGTATTTCTCTGGGATTGATTTGGATCTATCGAAGGCATTGTTTATTCTGTCTTATAATGATGTGGATATGATTGATAAAATTTTATTAGATCGCATTCATCGGATTAAGTTTAAAAATTTGACATTGGAAGAGAAGCTAGTAATAAGTAATATTCATATTTTACCAGAGGTATATAAGAAGATGGGGTTAACTGACATGATACAAATAGATGACGTCACATTGAAATATATAATAGAAAATTACACACAAGAGTCAGGTGTTCGCAAATTGAAGGAGATATTGTTTGAAATTATCAGCGAATTGAATCTGGAAATTCTTAAAAAATTTGATACGCCGTATGAAATACCAATCAAAATAACAATTGATGATGTTAGAACAAAGTTTTTCAAGGATAAACAAGAGATGAAAATACAGAAAATCCATATTGAGAGCAAGGTGGGCATAATTAATGGACTTTGGGCGAATTCACTTGGAATGGGGGGAATAATACCGATTCAAGCAAAGTGGCGACCTAGTGACAAGGCGCTGTCATTACATCTAACAGGAACGCAAGGCGATGTTATGAAGGAGTCGATGAATGTGGCGCTAACATTGGCGTGGAATTTGACGCCATTAGAGACTAAAAATAGAATAAATGAAGAATATTTGGCGACACCTAATGGAATTCATATACATTGCCCAGATGGTAGTACTCCAAAAGATGGACCAAGCGCAGGCGCTGCGATTACAACAACCATATATAGTTTGTTAAATAACAAAAAAATAAAGAATACAATTGCGATTACAGGTGAAATCACATTGGATGGCAATATAACGGCAATCGGTGGACTGGATTTAAAGATCTTGGGTGGCATTAAAGCTGGAGTCAAGAAATTCATATTTCCTAAGGAGAATGAGAAGGATTTTGATAGTTTTATGGAGAAGTATACATATGATGAACTAACAAAAGGAATTAAGTTTCATAGTGTAGAACATATTGAAGATGTGTTAGATATGGTTTTTGAATAATAAGAAAATAACAAAAATAACAAAAATAATAACAATTAAAAAAGATTGTTATTATTAACTACTTAACCTCTATTATCGAGGAGCTTTTAAATATACAATAAATATACAATAAATATACAATAAATATACAATAAATATACAATAAATATACAATAAATATACAATAAATATAATTACATACATACAATAACCTTGCCAATTATTTGCGCATGTATATTAAGTACCTCTGCCGAGC